GTCCTGGACGACTACTTCAACATGAGGCGCGGCGAAGGATGCCTTATGACGCAGGAGGAAGCCGAGGAACTCGAACACACATTGGAATACATCGACACCAACCGGCCAGCCCTGGCCTACATCTGACACCGAAAGGAGCAATACCCCATGAGAGACAACACCAATATCACTTTCACCCTGCAAGGTACATCGGAACACAACGGCAAGATTGACGTCATCGACTCCCGACAGGAAAACGTGGAAGCCATTATCGCTTTCACATTCAAGCAGAAGGACGACGATGTTCACAGCTTCGGCATGTCCGCTGTGGGTGGTTTCTCCCTCAAGTATTATATGGAGATCATCCAACACCTGATGCAAGCCATTGGCCGGGACAACTTCATGAAAGCCTTGATGCTTTCAGAAATCGCGTCCAAGTTCGATAAGACGGAAGAGAATTGCGGGGGGGGGCTGATTCTTAGCCTATCCCCAGCAATATAAACAAGCGAAAGGAGGGAACCGCATGGATGTAAAGGCAATCCAGATCGTGATGGCCTATATCCTGGAACACCTGGACAAGACCGATGAAGTGCCGCAGTTTGAAGTGTACACCGTTTGGAAGTCCAAAGCATTGCAGAATTGGAAGTATCTGCTTTCCAGCAGCCTGTGCGATGGGATGTATTACGAGTTGACCTTCAACGGCGACAAGAACGAGTGGTATCTCGACGCTTACAAGAAGTTTGAAAACCGCGTGATTCTCGGTTGAGAGCAACAACGACATGCCCGCGCAAGCGGGCTTTATGAAGCGGTGGCGCAAGTGGATAGCGCAAGGCGGGGACGTCCAAGCCGCCAGAAGGTTGCCGGTTCGAATCCGGCCCGCTTCTCCAGGCGCAATGCGCCAACGGGGTATAACCCCGGCTCGCTCTATATAGGAACACTCCTTTCGGGGGCGGGTGCCGCCTGCCAAACGTGCCTTTTCCATGATGGCGCGCGACGGTCATATAAGGCGGCTAATATGGGAATGTAGCTCAACGGGTAGAGCGCTGGGGACGAAGGAAGGGCGATGCGGTTGATCGCGCAAAGCACCACCACCCCGGAGGTCGGCGGTTCAACTCCAACCATTCCCACCAGGGCTTTTCGGTTTAGCAAGTCTCCCACTTGCCGGGAGACCCGCCAGAGGGCGAGAAAAACCGGCGATTGCAGGCGATTCTTCCACGTGGACTAACGACTGAGGTACAGGCGGTACAGTACGACGTGGCGCAAAGGAATAGGGCACCGCAAAGCGACAGAATGAAATGCAGCGCTATGGGTTCCCCTGCTGCGGGGTTCGGTGATACGCTATCGTGAAAACAAACGCAGTATGGCAGCCGGGAAAGACCGGCACTCATGGGAATGTAGCACAAAAAGGAAGTGCGGCAGCGCAGACGGCGGTACCATGCAAAGCGTTCATCATTCGCTGGGATCAAACCTCCTTCTGTATAAATTCTGCAACCATCAACAACCCTGCTTTCGCTTCGCCATCTGCAAGCATATGCCGGTTCGATCCCGGCCATTCCCACCACCCCCATGATCCTGCGGGGGCACTTCTCCCAAGGCTATAAGCCGAGGCGCACGGGGTCTATTCCCTGCTCCGTGGCCGCCCGCCTGCCGCCTGCCACGGTCAAAGGCGGGCTATCTCAATAATGAAAGGGCGAACGTATGGAACAACAGATACAACGCACCATCGTCCTGGTTGATATGGCGATTGTCCGGTTTGGCTATTTCCTGCAACGCGCAATCCTGCCCGCGCTGATCGTCGGCATGATAGCGCTGTGGGCCATACATAAAAAGCGGTGAATACCCTATGGATAAAAACGGCTGGATTAACAAGAACGCCCAACCTCCCACCGACGCGGATTGCGACGCCTGGCGCTGCATACTGGTCTGGCATGAATTTCAGGGGCTTATGGTTATGGGCGTTCACAACACCATGATAAACCAGTTTGTTACCCATTGGCGGCCATCACTCCCGCCGCCTGAACAATACATAGAGAACCACCGAAAGGAGTAATGCCAATGGCGAAACACATTACCAATGACGACCGGCATGTGATTGAAAGCATGTGGCGCGCGGGCGATAGCTGCGAAAGGATTGCCGACAGGATCGGCGTCTCCTATTCCAGCATGGCCCGAGAGATCAAGCGCGGCTTCGATGGAACCGCCTTGTCTCCTGGCCGCTGCGGATACAGCGCCGCCGTCGCCATCCGCGATGCCGAGTATAAGCAATCGCTCATGGATGCAGGCCGCAGGAAAGCGCGAGAGCGCCGGTTATTGCGACGCGAACCCGACCGGCGAGAGGCTATGTAAGCCCTGCGTCCGCGCCGAGGCAGGCCGGATGTACCACCCGAGGACGACAGCCGCCGTGAACGGCTGTTAACAACGCCAGAGAACGAAACGAAAGGAGCAGACCATGAGGGACTATTACAACGATATTCCCATAGGAGAAAGCAACTCCATCCCCCGCGACACATTGGCGAAGCTGTGGGGCAAAGCAGATCGTCAAACCCGGCAGATCATCCAGGATTTGCGCAATCAGGATAACGGCGATGGTTATATCATCGTCTCCAAGTCAAACGGCAACGGCTATTTCCGCACGGACGATCCGGCCATCATCGCCGCTTTCGTCAAGGAGACCCAGGCCCGCGCCGCAAATACTCTTCTTCCCCTACAGAAAGCAAAACGAATCATGCGGGAACACTCCGCACATAAACAGACCGAGGTCGGCGCTGTTGTCTGCAAGCTGCACGATTACCGGGACGGCTTTATCACACAGACGAAGCTGGTCAAGCAGATGCAGAAGCGCTTCCCCGGTTTTGATCGTGTTGCCCTTTCCAAGGCGGAGAACGGCCTTATCATCCTGCCGCCCGACGTGCTGGCGGAGATTGCGCGTCTACTGGATACCACGCCGCAAAGTATATATCCGTCGATGTTAACAGAATACAAGACGGTCATGGAGGATTGTTAACAATGGCACAGAGGCGAATGTTTTCTTTGAAGATTACCAACTCCGACCCATTCACGGAAATGCCGCTATCCACGCAGGCGCTTTACTTCCACCTGGCGATGAACGCCGACGACGACGGTTTTGTGGATGGCGTCAAGCGCATTCAGCGCTCCATAGGCGCTTCGGATGATGACTTGAAACTGCTGATCGCCAAGTGTTTCATTATCCCCTTTGAAAGCGGGATCGTGGTTATCCGGCAATGGCGCATTCACAACTACATTCAGAAGGACAGATACGTCCCGACCATCCACACCGAGGAATTTCAACAGCTCAAGGTTGTGGAGACCGGCGAAAAAGGCTCCTATGTCCGTGTCTACGAACAGCTTAGAATGCCTGTTAACATGGGTGTTATCACGGATGTATCCAAAATGGATACAGAATGTATACAGAATGTATCCACAGGTAAGGTTAGAGATAGAGTAAGAGATAGAGATAGAGTTAGGTTAGGTCAGAGTAAGGTTAGTCCTTATGAAGATGATGAAGAAGATGAAGAAGAGCAGCAGGAGGCGCGCGCGCGTGCGCGTGTACGCGAGGAAACAAGACGGGCCTGGAATTACTACTTCGGCAAGGAACCGACCCCGGCCACGCTGGATCGCGTCGCCCGCATCATCGTCGGCCAGGGGATCGACCCGGAGTTGGTGACGACGGCGGTCATGATTACTGCGCAGAAGGAACCCGCAAGTCCCGCCGATTATCTCGTTTCTGTCCTTGCCGACTGGATCAAAAACCGTGTCAGAACGCAGGCCGACCTTGATGAATACATGTTCCTGTTCGATGCCAGCACCGGAAAGTTTGAGCGTGACGGTCTCATGTTCGCTTACGAGGGGCATGAGGCAATCCGCAAATTCCGAGAGGACAGAGAGACCGACGCCGAGCGTCAGTCCCGCTTAGACCGGGAAGCACGGCTCGAAGAGGAACGCCGGGAGCGCGTCGCCCGCATCCAGGCCAACAAGGCAAAGCGGGAAGCCGAGGAACAGGCGGCGGCAGCGGCAAAGGCCGCCAGCGCCGACTATTGACCGGCAGGAGGATGTGCCGTGGGCAAGATGATAATAACGCAAAGGTATATCGGCTGGGTTAAGGAAAAGCACCTTGAACTGACGGCAGCCGACTATGCCCTACGCGAGAAGCGCCAGGCTGAACGATATGACGCTGGGTTTGCGCCGCACATTCTTGGTTGGCAAAAGCGATTCATGCAGCACCTTGAGCCGTGTCCATACTGCGGGAAACAACCCTATTGCAACTGCACATGGAGAGAGAAAGACGGATATGATTATAAACTCATGTGCGATTGTTATCCGCAAGGGATGCTTGAATGCGGAGATTGGTACCGTCAGTTAAGCCGGGCAGGGCTGGATTGGAATTTCAGGGTGCGCCATGAAAAAGGCGAACCGCACAAATTCTGCCCGCATTGGTAATCATTTGCGAACGAGGTATAAACACCATGCGAAACGGAATCCCCACCGAATCCGAGGAACAGCAAGCCCTATTCCGCTGGGCTGCCTATGAAGCCTGCGTCATGCCTGAACTCAAGCTGCTTTACCATGTCCCGAATGAGGGCCAACGCACGCGGGCCAACGGCGGACGCATGAAAGCCGAGGGACTTAAAGCGGGCGTGCCGGACATCTGCCTGCCGGTTGCCCGAGGCGGTTTTCATGGGCTGTACATAGAACTCAAGCGCATCAAGGGCGGCAAGCTGTCCGAGGCGCAGGCCGATTGGCTGGAACGGCTGGCCGGAGAGGGGCACTATTGCACCGTATGCAAGGGCTGGGACGCCGCGAAACAGATCATCACGGCATATCTGGCCGGGGAGCTGCGAAAGGAGGCCGGGGCATGAAGTGCGAGCTATACCATGATAGCTTCCAGAACTGGAAAAGCTATCCCATCCAGAAAGCGCAGTTAATTATCGCCGATATCCCCTACAATCTGGGCGATGCCGCATATGGCTCAAACCCCATGTGGTATGTGGATGGTGATAACAAGAATGGCGAAAGCGACAAGGCGAAATCCAGCTTCTTCAACAGCGACGGTTATTTCAGAGTTTCCGAGTTCTTCATGTTCTGTTCAAGGCTCATGAAACCGGAACCGAAGAACGGTAAGGGCGGCGCGCCGTGCATGATCGTGTTTTGCGCCTATCAGCAACAGGGCGATGTAATCCGTTGGGCTGAGGATGCCGGGTTTTCAAAGTATATCCCGCTTGTGTTCGTGAAGAACTACAGCCCACAGGTGCTTAAGGCGAACATGAAGATCGTTGGCGCGACGGAATATGCGCTTATACTCTATCGGGATCGTCTGCCGAAGTTTCGCAATGCCGGAAAGATGATTTTCAACTGGATGCCCTGGGAGAAGGACGGCGCGAACATCCCGAAGATTCACCCTACGCAGAAGCCGGTCAAATTACTAAAGCGATTGATCGATATATTCACAGATCCGGGTGATGTTGTAATCGATCCTTGCGCCGGTAGCGGCTCTACGCTTCGGGCTGCGGCTGAAATGCGCCGCAATTCATATGGATTTGAGATTGACCGAAATTTCTACCGCATGGCCCAAGAGCAGATGCTTAATGCGATGGAGCTGCAACAGGTGAGCATCATCGACGTGGAACAGGCAGTCCGCTTTGAGCAGATGGCAATACAGCTATAGGAGCTTATTCATGAACAAGGTTATTCTGATTGGCAACCTGGCGAACGATCCAGACTACACCACCACACAAAGCGGCATTCCCCGCTGCACCTTCCGACTGGCGACCCAGCGGAAGTATACCAACCCGGACGGCACGCGGGACGCTGATTTTCACAACGTCATATGCTGGCGAGGAACCGCCGACATCGTGAAGCGTTCACTCATAAAAGGCAACCGCGTCGCCGTTGAGGGCAGCATACAGAACCGAAGCTATGACGGGCAGGATGGACAACGGCACTACGTGACCGAGATCGTGGCGGAGAGCGTTGAATTTCTGTCGCCGAGGAATGAGTGAGGATAAACCATGATGAAGCTATGGTATACCGAAAGCGAGATTGACGAAGCGAAGCAGGAAGCCCAGCGGGCCGTCGATCAGATGAACGCCGAATTGCCGTTCTATGTTCGCGGCGATGTGAAGATCAGAATGGCATGGAAGCGGGAAATGCAGGGCAGCACCGGCGCATTGTCTGACCGGGAGGCCGTTGTAACCTACATTCCCGAGGCTGAATTACTGTTTGACGATGTTGTGATCCGGCGTGAACTTCTCGACTTCATCCTCCTGGATATGCTGAAACTGGAAATGAAAGCAATGAGCCGGGGACTGACGCCGAGGAACGAGCGAGGCAATGCACAGAAGGAGCAGACCAATGACTGAATGGGTAATCTTCTACGGCCCCGAGGGGCAGGAGCTTTGCGCCATCACCGCCACCGACGTCTTTGACGGTGAGATCGACGCAACGATTGAACAGCTTGCCTACGATAACGGCATGCCGGCTGGCTCAATCTCCATCGGCTACGTTACCAGGAATCGCCCGCGATGAAGATTTACGACCGTGAACGCCTGGGCATGTACAAGCTCAAGCCCTGCCCGTGCTGCGGCGGGGACGCCCGCATAGAGCTGCGGCATGACAGCGAAATGAGTTTCGCCGTCTGCCTGGAATGCGGCTTGAGGACAGATCAACACTTCTGGCCGGAGAATGCCCGCGCCGTTTGGGACAAGCGCTGCACCGAGGGCGCTATGGTGTTAACACTCGACAAGCTGTTTGAGAGTGTATACAGCTATGAGGACTGTCACGGCTTCGCTGCCGCGTGGCTGGAAACAAAGGACAAGGCGGAGATACAGGCCGTGCTTATCTCCGTGGGGCTGGATCATACGGCAAACTGGACGATCTACTTGCGAAATGCCATTGATACGGAGCTGCGGGAATTGACACCGCAGGTCATTGAGGAATACGGCGTCACCTGGCGCGTATGGGACAAGAAACCGACCAAGGACGATAGGAGGCTTACACCGTGGGACACCTTATGAGCGAAGCGCCCGGCCTGAATGTTGAATTGATCCGCTGGCCGGATGAAGAAGATTTGATTCTCTGCAAGATGTGCGCCTATGAGACGATGGGCAAGGATTCATCCAGCGTCCCGACTGACGAATGGCTCCACGACATCTGCAACGCCCGGCATTCCCCGATCCGCGAACTGCGTTTTGTGTTCCGGTTCACCTGCCTGCCCTATTATATCTCCACCCACTTTGCGCGGCACATCCACGCGCAACCCTACATACAGACCCAGCGGAACGACCGGCAAGACAGGTATGACCGGCGCAAGGCTCCACAGGACGCGCCCGTGAGGATGATATGGAGCATGAACGCCGAGGAACTTATGACCATCGCCAACAAACGACTGTGTGAAAAGGCCGATCCCATGACGCGGCGCATTGTCGCCGTTATGTGTGCCGAGGCTGAAATGCACGCGCCATATCTCAAGGGTCTGCTGGTGCCCATGTGCCAGTATCACGGCGGCATATGCCACGAAATGAAGCCGTGCGGGAGGTGTGTCAAGGGATGAAGAGCCGGGAGGATGTTATCAAGGGACTTGCAGATATACACGCCCATTTTCGCGCATTGTCCGGGATTGCCCAGACCAAACAAGGCAGGGCGGGACACTTGCGAGACGCAGATTTCATAGCTGATGCTATGACCCTGCTGCAAGCTCAAGCCCCGAGGGTACTTTCCTATGACGAAGCGCGTAACCATGCTATGCAGTACATGAACCCGGATTCTGTAAAGCCACTCTTTATAGAGTTTCGAATTAAAGACGACGAGGACGAAGAGGAATTGCGCCCGCCGTGGCGCGGAGGATATAACCAAAGGTGTCTGCTTGCACCCCCGTGTGACAGATACGGGATAGACTTTCGATTCTGGACTGACAGACCGACAAAAGAGCAGATGGAGGCGACATCATGGGAGACAAAAACAGAGAAACCGTAATCAAGGCTTTGGAATGCTGCATCATACGCAATCCTGACGACAAGATGCGCTGTGTGTACTGTCCCTACAAAGACCCGGAAAGCTACTGCCTGAACCGGCTGAAAATGGATGCCCTGGAACTGCTGAAAAACGCCGGGCCGGGAGAGCAGGAAGTGAGCGCGGCCATCAGCAAGACGGTGAAGCCGTCCGACATGACGTTTGAACAGTTTGCGGGAGTGCTGGCGAATGTCTGTGCGGCCATTGCGCCGCTTTTCGAGAAGGAGTAACCATATGGGCGTAAGCGTAATGAAGGTATTCGAGTATTCCGTGGAGTGCGACAACTGCGAAGCGACGGAAGTTTTCCATACCTGGGACGAGGGTAACGGCATTCGTGTCCACGATAAGCGAACAGCGCTCAAGGCCAGCGGCTATAAGGTCCGGGACGGCCAAGTGCTGTGTCCTGATTGTCTGAAACAAGATGACAACATAAGGAGAAATGCCCCGTGGAGATAAAAGACGATTTGATTAGTCGCAAAGATGCGTTATCTGCCATTGATGGTATCTGCGCGACCAATGAGCGAGAACTTGTAATCAAGTCATTGGCTCACACCATGCTGCTTTCAAAGTCAATGGTGCCAGCGATCAATGCAGAGCCAGTAAAGCACGGGCGATGGCTTTACAAAGATCGACACCGCAAAAGCTGCCGCCAATATACCGGATATGATGATATGGGCGAGGAACGTACCATCACGGTTATAGAAGAATCCGAAGGGAAAGAACCGTACTGTTCAGAGTGTGGAGCACAGGCGGCGGAGAGCTTCATGGATTATTGCCCCCATTGCGGCGCTCGAATGGATGGAGGCGACACAGCGCATGGATGAAGTCAACCGGCTATGGAATGCCTACAACAAGTACAAAGAGACGGCAGAACAATATGAGTTTGTCCGCCTACTGATACTGGATTCACAGCTTATCCCGAGGTACAACGACCTGAAAGAGCATTACACCGAGGAACACGCCGAGGTTTTCAAGCGCGTCATGGGGAACGTGTTAACATCCCTGGGAGCGTTGCCGGATGAATAGGAGGTGAAGCGGGATGTATAAGTATTGCACGTACTGTGGCAGCAATCAGCACGATACAAAATACTGTCCGCATACATGGAACGGTCAGATAAACCGGGCGCGACTGTATTGTTCCTACTGCGGTTCAAAAGAGCACACAGCAGAGTATTGTCCCAAGGTATGGGGCGGCAATTTCAACCGTCAGAACAACCCTCAAGGCGATTATGTCGATTAAGGAGAAATGCCCCGTGGAAATGACCCCGCTTGAGCGTGCCAGGCAGCGGGCGCAGATAAAGACCTGTCTGACCTGCGAGGACAGGGCCGAGGTTGGCGGCGCGTCCTACTGCGGGAAAGATGGAAAGCTGCTGCATCCGATGCTGCTTGATCCTGTCTACCCGTCCGAGTGTCCGATAGAGATTAAACGGAGGAATCAGAATGGGCGATACAATTTCCAGATCGGCAGTTATTGCCGAGATTGAAGAATACATCGAAGAGTATTCAGAATTAGGCCGCAACGGTCTGCACAGCCTGAAATGGTGCGCGATGGAAGAAGCAAAGATGGTGCTGGAAAAAGCGCCCGACGTGGATGCCGTCCGCGTCATTCGCTGCAAGGACTGCGGCCATTGCTTCGAGCTGGCGGCAACAGATCCATTGACGCCCTACCACGGCGGCAAAGAGGGCTTTTACTGCGAGGCGTGGGACACGGATTTCTACACCACGCATTACAACCCCGAGACCTATTACTGCGGCGACGCAAAGCCGAGGGCCGCCAAACAGCCTGCCGGGCTTTACGCCGACAAAGACCCGTTTCAAGATGTACTGATGCCCGCTACATAGGAGTGATACCATGATCGACAATATCAATGAGCTGGCCGCCGAGGCCCACGAAAACGCCGTGGCCCATGGATTCTACGGCGTGCCCGATCCCGAGGAATGCAACATCGCCATGCTGCATTGCGAATTGTCCGAGGCCGTCCAGGCGGAGAGATCAGAACAACCTTTGATTTTCCGCCTGTGCATAGACTGTGACGATGGCCCGTGCAGGGTCGTGCCGGGAGAGGCTACGGCCTGCGGTTACAACTGCGAGGGCAAGAAGCCCGAGGGAATCGCCGTTGAGCTGGCGGACTTTGTTATCAGGCTTTTGGACTATGCAGCCGGACACGGGATGAAGATACCGACGCGGCAACAGCTTGTCCCTACATACGCCAGTCTCCCGAGGTTGGTCAATCGCCTGCATTCCAGCATCAATGAGCTGGTGCATTTCCGGGAAATCGCCGCCGACTTTGGATTGAAGGACGACGCCGGGAAGCTCTCTCAAGTGACCATCATAGCCAATGCCGTTGAGCTGGTGGAAACCTTCCTTGACGAAAAGGGCATTGACCTATGGGAAATCGTCCGGGAGAAGATGGATTATAACCGAAGCCGTCCCATGCTGCACGGCAAGAAATACTGACAGGAGGATTCAATCATGAGCGACGCCATGTCCAGGATCAAGCAAATTTCCATTGATGGCGACGGAATATTGATAACCTATGCTGACCACAACGCCGAAGCCGCCGCCTGGCTCATTGACTACGACGTATTGGATAACAGCGGCAGGCCGTACACGATCTATCACAGCATATGCAGCAAGTGCGGCCAGACTGAAAGCGGATTCCCGGACGAAGCCGGGCTTTACTGCCGCCGCTGCGGTTCCTTCATGGTGAACGGCCAGCCGGGAGAGTTCGACAAGGAGGAATGGCAGAAGGGTATTCGAGAGGCAGAGCTTGCGGCTGTGACGATGAAGATTCCCGAGGATGCCGCCAAGGGTGGAGAGGACGACATCAGGGATGGAACGCCGGAGGAATAACGCCATGCCGCAAACACTCGGAGACGTCGCCCGGAAGCTCAAGCGGGGCCAGCGATTGCGGATTGCCCATTACGATCCGGCGATCCCCAAGGAAAGCCGCCGTTATTCACGATCCTTGACGGACGCTCAAATACTGGCCTATCAGGAACGGTGGATCGTGAGCATGGAGCCGTCAAAGACCAACAAAAAGGAGTTGCTTGTAACCGTCATTCATCCCAAGGATTATAAAACCCTGATGGACGGCATTACATAGCCGGGCAGCCGGGAATGCACAGATACCATCACCGACCGACCACGAAAGGAGCATTCGCGATGGCGAAGATAACCACGACGCCCACGGCGGAGGAACTGCTTGCATTGATCCGTCAATACTGCCTGTCGTGCAGCGGCGGCAGCCGGAAAGAGGTTGAGCAATGCCATATCAAGACCTGTCCCTTTTACCCCTACCGGAACAACCGCGCAATGGGCAGGGCCGCTGCGCCGAAGAAATGCAAGGGACAGCTCACGATGGACAGTCTCTTGAAACAATCATCATAGAGAACACGGAGGAAAAACGCATGAACCGGGACGAACTGTACAAGCTGCGGCGGAAGATGAACGGGGTGGAGCAGCTACAAGACACCATCGCCAAGTTGGAGGCAATGCGAATATCGCCAAGGGCGGCGGCTTATGGCGGCAGCACGGTACAGACATCGCCAAAGGGAGACGTGCAACCGGACAATATCGCCAAGCTGGACAAGCTCATAGGCAAGTATAACGGGGAGCTGCGCGCGATCCTTCACCAGGTGGAAGAGTTCGAGACCATCGCAAAGGTGCTGGACGACAAGCAGCGGGAAATCATGAGGGCCTATTTCCTGCAAGGAAAAACCTGGGAGCGGATATGTGTTGACGTCGGCTTGACCTATCGCCGGTTGATGCAGATTCGCAACGCTGCGCTTGACGCCATGTTTGGCCCGATGGAGGGAAAGCCGGACGCCGGGAAGCTCAACCGGGGCGGAGAGGACGGCGGCAGCGCCGCCGAGGGTGGAGGGGACGTCAAGACCATCGCTGAGGGACAATAACCGGGGTGGATGGAGGATTGTTAAGTTTTATCGACTTCATAGAATTTCACATAAAAAAGTGCTATTATGCAAGCGTGAATGTCTGGCGATAAGCCGACGCGCAAGCGCATAGAAAAGCCCCACGGCGGATGTGTAAAACATGGCCGAGGGGCTTTTATATTACCAGGGTTGCACGCGGTTATAACGCCGGTCAATGGATTCGCGCCGGGCTTTGTTCTGCTGCGCGATCCTGTCCAGGTTGGAATAGGGCTTTATCCTGCGCCAGGGCTGTGACGCCGGGGCGGATACGGTAACGACTACAGGCTGCGGCAGGTCGGCACAGGGGACGGGCGCTGCGGTGCGGCGCGGTGACGGGTTATGGATCGTCGCCGCAATGACGATGGCAACCGGCGCGGAGAAGAGCGCCAGCGCTCCGCCGAATATCCACCAGAACATGTTAACACCTCCTGTTGATTCGATTGTACCCGCCTTAACGGGGATTGTCAAGGCGGGGCGGTTGAAATGTCGCCGCGACGGGTTGAATTGTCACGGCGACGGGGGTTTACCAGGCATACGGCAGATCGTCAAAGAACTGCGTCAGGGTCTGGCGGAGACCTTTATAGGCGGTGGCGATGGTATTATACTGGCCGAGGATTTCATAGAATCGCGCAAGGTCGGATTCAAGCTCTGCGGCGCGCTTTTCATCGGCAGCGGCGGAGGCTATGAGATATTCAGCGTTCACGCGCTTTTCTCCCCTGGCGCACAGGGGGATTTCCCAATCGTCGTTATAGGCTTGCGGGCCGACAGCGCCGATTATGGCATACTTCCAATCGCCGCTGTAGCCCTTGCGATAATATGCCCGGTAGGCTTTCGGGAAAAGCTCCCTGAGCTTTTCGTCAATCCTCCTGGTGATATATACGCCATCCAGGGCGGCAGCGATCCGGCGCGCGGCTGCGGCGCGTTCCCGGAGGCGGCGCGCCTTTTGTATGCCGCTGGCATAGGCCGCGTTAGCCCGGTCCAGGTCTATTGTGTGTATGCTGCTCATGGGTTAACTCCTTTCGTGGTCGTGGTGTGCTGCGGCTATCCGCGACGCCGCTATGCTGCGGCGTTTCGACCGGGAAGCCGTCCCGGTCATCATCAGGCGGAAGGGGTGTTGAGCCTGAACACGCTGTAAATCGCATGGCCGTTTTCGTCGGTGATGTGCTCTATTCTGCACATCTCGGTAACGGCCTGGCTCATGGGGGCGTCATCGCCATAGGTGCCACGGATATAGACCTTATCACGGGCGGCCATTTCCCAGAAGTAGAAGGTCTCAATGCCGGGATTCTCAAAGGGGATTCTTGCGAACTGGCGCGCAATCCAATACCGGCATTGCGCTAACGTGGGCTGTCGTTTCATTTGGCAAACCTCCTGCATTCAGTTTTGCGGGCTATCCGCGACGCCGCGACGCTGGCGGCGTTTCGACCGGGAAGCCGTCCCGGTCATCATCAGGCGGAAAGGGTAAAGCGCCGGAGTGATCCGGCGCGGGGGGGTCAAATTGCCATTGCCACTTGCCCGGCAGGCTGGCGACGACGGCGGGACGGCTTGCGCTTCGCTGCGCTCTTCGCGGCGGGCTTTTCCTTCGCAGGTTCGGAAAGCATCCGCGGGGCCTGCGCTGCGGCGCTCAAGCGCTGCGCGCCGTATTTCTCCTTGATCTGCTCAAGGCTCTTGCCGCTGCTGTGTTCGACGGCAGCCCACGCCGGCCGCCAGTACCACGCCCGCTTTTTGCTGGCAAACATATAGCCCGCCGCCTTGAGCGCTGCGCGGTGCTCATAGGTTGCACCGCTGGCCCAAATCCAGGAGCCGACCAAATCCAGGTCGACGCCCGCCAGGTTGACGGCAGCTGCCACGGCGGCGGTGTATTCCTGGGGGACTTCCTGCCGGGCCTGCTCTGCGTCGCGGCCTTCGCCGAACTTCGCAATGCGCTTGACCGCTTCGGCATACTGGCCGTTGATGTCCTGCATGATGGCGGTATCGCCGCCGACGTCGGGATGGTTCGCCTTGACGAGGGCTTTATACTCCGCCTTGATGGCGGCCAGGGTATTCAGGTGATCGAAATAGCGTTTCATGGTGCAATCTCCTTTCGTGGTCGTCTGCTGTGATGGATGCGGGGCGGCGTGGGCCGCTGCCCTGCCGACGCGAAAAGCATAGCACAAAAAACGCCGCCGTGCCGGAACCGGCCATTTTTGCGGCGACCTTATTCCCCTACGGGGAATAAAAAAATTTTTTTCGGCGGCAACGGGCGCATGTGCGTTGAATAGTATATGCGCGCGTGAGAGCTGGCCGCCTGGCTGGCCTGCTGCCTGGCGCGCTGCCTGGTGCATTGCCTGGGCTGCTGCCCAGGTTGCAAGCCTGGCGGCGTCCAATGTCCGGAGCGGCGTGATCCGCGCAAAACTGAATAGCTCTTGATGGCCTGGCATATCGCCGGGCTATTGTTCGCTATAGTCTATCGCCGTTGATGGCATGAGCTTTGACGATCCCAAATCCACGGAGCGAGACCATGAGCATAGATAACCTACCGCGATACATCAGGGAACTAAACGATCAAGGGAAGATATATAAATTCTACAAGTCCAGGGAATGGAGATCACTACGGGATAGGGTCTTGAGTGAATCACATTACGAGTGTGTCAGGTGTGCCAGGGTGGGAAGGTATTCCAAGGCTGTGATGGTTCATCACGTCAACGAAGTTTTGCAACGTCCAGACCTTGCACTATCAAGATACTACCGGGACAGGGACGGCGTGCAGCGTGACAACCTGGTACCGCTGTGCGCTGCCTGTCACGAAGCGG